CCTCCGGCACCAACGGACATCAAGGCCCGGTTCATCATCCCCCGCGAGTACCTGCGGCAGATGGCGGCGTACATGAACGTGTCGGAGTCCCTGCTCTACCAGATCAACCGGCAAGGGCGCAGACCAACCCCTCGGACAGCCGCCCAGATCGAGGAGAGGACAGGCATCCCCGCCTACGTGTGGCTGATCGACGACCTTGACACACTGTCTGAGATCATCTACACTTACTGGTATAGCTACACCACCGGCAGCGACCTGACAGGCATCGTGATGCCATCAACCAACCAAGAGTAAGAACTATTATCAACTAGGAGGCTAGTCACACCAACGCCATGCTGACCAAAGAAGGTAAGATACAGATCAACTGCCACCTCCCTGTTAGCACTATCATGTGCAACGGGGAGTGGCTGAAGTCAGGAATTGAGTACTACTTCAACGAGCATCCGTTCTATGAGCTGTTCGAGCATCCCAACGACCTGGCTGCGGTTACCCAGAACGCCCCGAAGAACAAGAACCTGACGATACCCACACGCAAGGTGTTCTCGCTGATGCCAACACCGGAGAGCTTTGCCCGTGCGCTGGGCTTCGCCAACTTCAACTCACTCAAGAAGGCCATCGAGAACATCGACCACCCGGAGGACTCCCGCCACTACCTGCTGATCGGCTGCAGCATCCTGGCGGACTTCCTCACAAGAGTGGGTCTGACCGAGAAGCTCAACCAATCGTTCGGCAAGTTCCTGATGTCGGCCTACCTGGGCATCTCGGAGAAGACGGAGGTCTACACCCAGGAGGACAAGCGTATCGTGGTGCTCTGGGGCCAGGCTGCTCCCTCTCTCAACGGTGAGGCCAGCAACAGGATGACCGACCTCATCACCGACGACCGGCAACTGATCGAGATGAAGCGGTTGGAGGACTCCCTGCCGGAGCAGATGCGGCTACCAACTACGTTCACCCCTGACGTAACTAGGGAACTAGTTCTCAACGAGCTGCTGTAACCCCACTCATGATCAAATACTATATATCATTCCAGCCCAGACCCGCGCAGATGTTGATCCTGCGGCGGCTGGATATGTACCGTTTCGTCGTAGCGGTCTGTCATCGTCGCCTCGGTAAGACCTTGCTTGCGGTCAACTGGCTGATCAAGGAAGCCTTCGACAAGAACATCCAGGACTACCGGGGCTACTACTTCTGCTCCACTCAGAAGCAGGCTAAGATCGTCAGTTGGCAGTATTTCAAGAACGCCCTGTTCGACCTCGAACGAGTCGGCCTGGTGTCGTTCAACGAGACGGAGCTACGCATCGACCTGCCCAACGGCGGTAAGATTTACCTCGGCTCGGCTGAGTCCATCGAGAACTACCGGGGCATCTACATCGACCGGATCGTGCTCGATGAGGTAGCGTCCTGGGCCAACTCGCAGTATGCCTATGCTGAGGTACTCAGGCCAGCAATGGCCGACCGTCGCGCCCACGCCTTGATAATCGGCACAGTCAAAGGCCTCAACCAGTTCTATGACTTCTATCAGTATGGTGTCTCGACTGACCCAGACCTGCTCGACTGGGCCACCATCGACCTGAAGGCCAGCCAGACCGGCATCCTGCCAGAGAGCGAGCTGCGGATGCTCAGGGCCACCATGTCGGCAGGTGCCTACCGGCGTGAGTTCGAGAACGACTTCTTTGCGGACGTACCGGACATCCTCATCACCGCACAGGAGGTGCTGGATGCCCAGCGCCGACCACTCGACAAGAACCTCGTAAGCCTGTCTGAAGTCATCGTCGGCCTGGACGTAGGGCTGACCGGCGACCCGTCTGAGCTAGCCATCCGTCAGGGTACCGAGATACGCCCGCTGATCGAGGTTGTCTCGACCAACCCGATGGAGAACGTCAGTAAGATATCCCGCGCCCTCAAGATGATCAACCCGCCGCCGACCACCGTCTTTGGTGATGCTGGTCAGGGTATGGCCGTGCTCTCCCGGTTGCGTGAGCTGGGCCATACCAACATAGTCGATGTCTTCTTCGGTGGAGCCAGCGATGAGGAGAACTGCTTCAACAAGCGGGCGGCTATGGCCTACAGGCTCAAGCAGTGGTTGCCGACCGGGCACCTCCCAGTAGACGATGAGCTGACACAGGAGCTGGTCAACATGCACCTCGATGAAGACCCGAACAACAAGGTCAGGCTGATCAAGAAGCGTAAGATACGTGACATCATCGGCAGAAGTCCCAACAAATCGGATGCCGTGATGCTCTGCTTCGCTGAGATGGACTCGCCGCAGGATGACATCCTGGCTGAAGCCAAGACGCTGGGTATTCACCCCCACGAGCTAAGCATCTACCGTAAGATACTGGAGCAGAAGCAGGAGCAACGCGGTACCCAGGACTATGATGTGTTGAACTATTTCAATGGCGGCGAGTATGAACGTTCTGGTAGCCTGTGAGTGTTCTGGGATCGTTCGTGATGCGTTCATAGCAGAAGGGCATAACGCGTGGTCCTGTGATCTGAAGCCCACGAGGAGACCCGGACCGCATTATCAGGGGGATGTCCGGGATGTTCTGTATCGCCAGTGGGATTTGCTTATCGCGCATCCCACCTGCACATACCTCTGTAACTCCGGGGTGCGTTGGCTGTCCGAGCAGCAAGGACGTTGGGAACTGATGCTGAAGGGTGTCGAGTTCTTCTTGCTGTTTGAACGAGCTACGCACATACCGTTGAGAGCTATTGAGAACCCGATAATGCACTGCCACGCGGTATCACGCATAGGCCGCGTTGCTACCCAGTTTGTCCAGCCGTGGTGGTTTGGTGATCCCTACAGCAAAGCTACAGGTTGGTGGTTGACCGGTCTTCCGCTACTGAAGGCTACGCACAAGAAGTCTGACTATCCAGAGATTAAGCAGGAGTGTCACCGTATGCCACCTGGGCCTGTGCGTGATGAACTACGCAGTAACACCTACCCCGGACACGCGAAGGCGCTTGCGAAACAGTGGGGTGTGCTATGATCCCTATCAAGATCGTTAATGTGCGTGACTTGATCAGGGCTAAGGTAGGAGCGGCTGAGATGGTGCTGGCTTACTACTGGGGCCAGCTCAACGAAGACGGTCTGATCGACTCGCTGTTCTATGACGCGAAGATTCGTGCATTCAAGGACTTCCGAGATTTCTGCCTTGACAGGAACAAGCATTTCTTTGTAGTATTCATCAATGATGAGGTGTTGCCAATAGGGCATTTTCACTTGACAAACTTTGCGGGTCTCACCGCGTATGTTCACTTCTCAATTCTACGCAGGGGGCACGGCCATGTAAGCTCGGTAGAGATAGCCAAGGCAACATTGGTTGAGTTCTTCAAGATGCGCCGGTATAGCTCGCCGTTGCCGTTGGCTCAGACCTTGATAGGGGTTACACCGACCCGTAACAAGCTGGCCTGCCGGTTCATCAAGCAGGTTGGCTTCAAGCCGGTCGCGACCATACCCGGAGCGTGTTACATGCACGATCTGGACGAATACACACCGGGGCTGGTTACAGTCCTCACAGCAGACGAACTAGCTTCCTAGTCGGGAGAGTAGCATGGGTGGAAAATCAGGAAGTGATCCCAGCATGGCCCCCGCAGCTTCGGCTGAGGACTTCGATTACCTCAGCCGCTACCCGGACGTAGCCGAGTCGGGGTTGAATCCCTACTACCACTACCAACGCTGGGGGCAGGCCGAGGGACGCACTTATGGGGCCGCGCCGATGATGCCTGAGTTCGACTTCGGGGCGATCTTCGAGGCCCTTGCCGGTCAGCAGGAGATGGCCTATGGTCGTCAGGAGGAACTGGCAGCACAGTATGCCTCGCAGCAGGAGAAAGCCCTGAAGGAAGCAGAGCAGATGCAAGGCTTGGCCTCGCTCGATCAGGTGTTTGGCACCAAGCTGGATGCGGCCAACAAGGCCATTGCGGACGTAAACACCCAGATCAGCGACGAGGCAGCTCATGCCTCTGTCAAGGGTCTGGACTTCGCTGTCTCCGAAGAGGAGAAGCAGGCCCGGATCAACAACATGTTTGCTGACTACTGGTCTGAGTCGTCCGAGGCCCAGTTCGCTGACCTCTATGGTAAGTGGGGAGCAGGTAACACCGCCTACGACTGGACCCTGCCGGTTACGCGGGGTACGGGAACAGGTACCGAGGGCGCACTCAGCAAAGAGGGTAAGAAGGTTGGGGGGCCAGTCAGAGGTGGGGCAACCGTGCTGACCGAGGAAGACGAGGCAAACAGCAAAACCTTACTAGGAGCCTAGTCATGGGTGGTAAGAGTGAAGACAACTACACCCCGCCTCCGGTGCAGCCGCAGGTGGATATGAACGCGATGATTGCGCCGATGATGGGGATGATGGCCTCGATGGCTTCGATGGCTATCAACAACAGTATCCAGATGCCTGGGATGCCAACCCCGCCGACCATCGAGAAGCCGATGAACGTCGATTGGCAGGCCAAGCAGAAGGAACTACAGAGCAAGATCGCTACGGACACCGCCAGTGAGCTTGCTCGTCGTCGTGGCCGGTCCTCGACTATACTGACCTCGCCACTTGCTGATGGTGAGGAGCCAACAACCGTCTCAGCTAAGATGTCGGGGGCCTAATGGCGCTGCCAAGCATAAAGGACTTACGCCGGGACTATCACGAGGCGGTCATAGAAGCCCAGGATTGGATCGAGGAAGGTAAGGAGATTGCCCGCTTCGTTCTACCTGGGCGCGGTCGTTTTGACAGTCTGTCCACGAAACCGGGCAACACCACCGTCAAGAGACGTTCGTTCTCCAGCCGGGATATTGTCAACCCGGTTGCTGAGGACGCAGTTGAGATACTGACCAGCGGTATGCACGGACGGCTTACCGGCCAGTCCCGGCATTGGTGTCGGCTTGACTTCGTGGGTGATCCCTCACCTCCCAGCTCGTCGCTGCGGAACTGGCTGTATGATTGTCAGAAGCGGATGCACGAGGCCTGGAACTTGTCGAACTTCTACGAGGTTATGCCAGGGTTCTACAAGGAGTGTGCCGGGTTCGGCAATGCCTCTGTCCACAACGCGGATGACGACGAGAAGATATTTCACTTCGACCTGTTGACCTTTGGGGAATATTTCCTGTTCCGGGGTAAAAATGGCCGGATCGACAAGTACTTCCGCTACATCGACATGAGCCTTCGCCAGCTTGAGCTGAACTATGGCAAGGAGAACCTGCCCGAAGATATCCGCGATACGTTGACAGCGGACAACGCCCAGCAGAACACCGCCAAGAGGCGGGTAATTGTCTGCGTCTACGCTCGTAAGTATAGGAACAAGCCGTGGACCTCTGTCCACTTCCTCGAATCAGGGAACTCAAGTATTGAGGCTCAGGATCAAGAGAAGCCTCTCAAGATCGCTGGGTATCATGAGTTCCCCTACCACACTGCTCGTTGGGACGCTATTGGAACTGACAACATGGGGGTAGGTGTAGGTAGTCGTATCCTGCCACTCGCCAAGCGTCTGCAGGAGATGGAGAAGGCATTCCTGATAGCCACTCATAAGGCTGTCAATCCGCCATATAACATCCCGGCCCGGATGAGAGGAAAGGCCAATACCTTGCCGGGGGGTTATAACTATGTAGCTAACCCGAACGAGAAGGTTGAGCCAATCGTTAATGCGGGTTTCGATTACTCTGGTGTGAGTGCTGCCTCCGAGCGGGTCGAGATGGCGATCAGGAAAGCCTGCTTCAATGACGTTTTCCTGACGGGTATGCGTGATCCGAACGCTTCCCCACTGAAGGCCCGTGAGGTCGATGCACGGGAGGATGAGGGAGTTATTCGTTTGGGGCCTGTTATCGGTCGGTTGTACTCGGAAGCCCTGTGCGATCTGGTCACCCGGTGCTTCAACAGTATGCTCAGACGCGGCCTGTTTGCGCCGATGGACCCTGAGATGTTGAAGAGTGCCGGAGGTATCAACATAACCTTGATCGGACCCCTCGCCCAGCAGCAGAAGCTGATCGAGGTGCGCTCGATTCAGAACTTCTTCCAGTTCGTTGCGGGTATCGTGCCGTTTGACGATACGGCCAGGGACAAGATCAACACCGACCGAACCATTGACGAGGTTGCTGATATGACGGGTGTCCCGGCTGTCGTGTTGAACACCGAGGCCGAGGTAGCTCAACGTAGGCAGGCCCGTGCTCAGGCCCAGCAGAAGCAGCAGGCAATGGCAGAGAAGGCTGCTCAGACCCAGATTCAGGGCGAGGGGCTGACCAACACCGCCGCTGCCGCTCGTGACTTTGCCGGGGCTGGAGTTGATATCAGCGAGATCATGGGCGGGAGCGTGATGTAATGGCGAGAAGACGAGGTATAGACCGAACGGTTACCCAGACCTATGATGACTTGGTGCGTGAAACGAGCGAAAATCAGCGAGATGAGAAAATCAAACTTGCAAATTTCGCAAAAGCGTTGCATGATAAGTCAACTAGGGAGCTAGTTTGGGAAATCTTAGGATTTACCGGCCTCTACAACGTCAATACAGCCTGTGATAACACGGTTTTCATGACAGAGGGTTCCCGTAAAGTTGGATTGCAGATACTGGACTTACTTTTTGAGATTGATCCAAGTATCTACACCAAGATGATACTGGAACACAAACCCCAACAGGATGACGGAGGCGATACAGATGGCTGATGAGGTTGTTGTAACTGGTGAGGCTACCACCACAGAGGGTACAGCTACGACAGATACGAGTACCGAGCTTACAGCGGACAGCACTACGACCACTGAGGCTCATGCAGGTACCGTTTTAGGTGATGGCGGGACACCCCCGGCGAGTGAGGGCGGCGATTGGCTGTCCGCACTGCCGGAGGAACTGCGTGGTAATGAGCGGTTGTCAGGAATTAAGAGCGTAGCAGAGTTGGCGGAAGCGTATTCCAAAGCCAACATCGCGCCTGCGCCCCTGGAAGCAGACGCTTATAAGCTGCCGGAGAACTTCCCGATCAAGGATATAGGTGTTTGGGCCAACAAGTTGGGGCTTACCCAGGCCCAGCTTGACAACGTGCTGGCCCTTGACGCTCATGCTCGTGGTGCTGAGTACGAGTTCGTCGAGAAGACCCAGAATGACGGGCTGAACAAGCTGTTCGAGACCTGGGGGGCCGAGAAAGACGCCAATATTCAGTACGCAAAGCAGTTTATCAACCACTTTGACGAGGGGGGTCAGCTCAAACAACTTCTCAACAGCACACGAGCTGGGAATAATCCGACCGTTGTGGCGTTTATGGCAAAGGTGGGTCGGGAACTGATGAAAGAAGACGGTTTCATCCCCAATAAGGGTCCGACTAGCCGTGCTGAGAAGTCTGCGGCTGAAGTTATCTTCGATAAGAGCTGAGAACCCCTTAACACGCAATTTCTAAAGGAGACAGACTATGGCTTTTGATCCGACTGCCGGTTCCGCGTATCCGAATCTGCTTAACCTGGCAAAGCGCACCGATCCCAACGGCAAGGTTGCCAAAATCGTTGAGATTCTCAACAAGACCAACGAAATGCTGGACGATGCCTACTTCGTGGAGGGTAACCTCCCCACGGGCCATCGTACCACCATCCGTTGTGACATTCCGGCTCCGACCTGGCGTAAGTTCAACTATGGTGTCAGGCCGATCAAGTCGAACACCATGCAGGTTGATGATGTCTGCGGTATGCTCGAAGCACGTTCCCAGATTGACAAGAAACTCGCCAATCTGAACGGCAACAGCAAGGAGTTCATGCTCTCCGAGGCTCAGCCGATCCTTGAGGGTATCTCCAACGAGCTTGCCTCTACTTTCATCTATGGCTCACTGGTGACCCATCCCGACAAGTTCAACGGCCTTGCCGTGCGTTATGACAAGCTCGGTACCCCGTCCAACAAGCCGACTGCCAACAGCTATCTGAATCAGGTCGTTGGCTGCGGTGGAACGGGTAGCGCCCTGACCTCGATCTGGCTTATCGTCTGGGGTGCCAACACCGTGCATATGATCTACCCAAAGGGGTCCGCTCAGGGTATTGAGAGTCAGGACTTGGGCGAGGTCGATGCCTATGATGCAGACGGCGGCATCTATCGGGCTTATGCCTCTGTATTCGGGGCCAACATGGGTCTGGTTGTGCGTGACTGGCGTTACATCGTCCGGGTTGCCAATATCGACGTATCCGCGATTGCGGCTGACGGGGCCAAGCAGAAGACCCTGTACAACAACCTGATCACCGCGACCAACACGGTGCCGAATCTCAGCTCTGGTAGGGCCTGCTTTTATATGAACCGCGCCACCAAGAACCTGATCGACATCGCTGCTACCGACAAGTCCAACGCCGCGCTGTCCATCGGTGAAGTGTTTGGTAAACGGCAGACCTCGTTCTGGGGTATCCCGATGAAGCAGTGCGATTCCATCCTGCTTACTGAGGACGCGCTTACCGCCTAATAATCAACTAGGTCGCTAGTCGATCTTGGAGGACGTAGAATATGGGTATGATTGACAAAGCTCTCAGTTTTTGTACCGACATGGCTTATAACGGCACTCCCACCGTTATAGACCTCGGCACCACCAATCCAGGCCCCGGTTATCAGATCAAGGGTCGCCTGCAGGGTTCCGAGGTTACCGGCATGACCGCTCTGGTTATCCTGACCGGAGCTACCAGTAGCCCTGCCACCACCATTGACACCATTCCCTGCACCCACACCCAGGCGAATGCGGGGTTCAACTTTACCCTGCCACCGGCACAGCTCTTGCGGTATGTGACTGTAGCGTTTACAAATATCTCAGCCGGTACCATTTTGGATTGCTCCCTGATGCTGGATCACCAGACGGCACAGTAAGCCGACTAAACTGCTCAACCTATGGAAACCCCGACTAGGCTGCTAGTCGGGGTTTGGAGGTTTACATGCCTAAGTTCATCTGTGTAGAAGACTGCCACACCAAGCACGAGAAACCGACGCACTGCTTCTATCGTCGGGGAGAAGTGCATTTTTTCAAGACCTGCCCGCCGCACTTCGTGGCTGTAGATGAGGCGTTCGATCCGTCGATGGTGGTTGGTGATGAGCCTGTCATGACCGGACCCCCTGAAGCCAAGCTGGAGTTTGACTTCAACACGGCAGGCGAGGAGCTGTTGCTGGCCGCTGACTATGACGTTGCCAAGCTGCGCGAGTTCGCCGCCTTGAATTATGGCGTGGAGTTGCCAGAAGACCCCAGCAAGGCTACTGCCGTTGCTCGGTTCGTCGATGCCCGGTATCGTTTCACCACCACCAACGCCGCCCTTACTCAGGCTGCTGAGACTCAGCGTCTTGCTGCTGCGCCTGCAGTCAAGGCTACCAAACCCCCCAAGGAGAAATAAGCTATGTCTTCCGAAATCGACATCTGTAACCTGGCCCTTGTGGCTCTTGGTGCGGAGCAGATTCGGGACTTCACGGGGGCCAACAAGCGTGAGCGGGTCTGTGAGACAACGTATCCGCAAGTCAGGGATACCCTGCTGGCTGGCTACGATTGGTCGTTTGCGCGGGTTATCGCGTCTCTGCGGGTGACGGTGGGAGCAGAACCGAACGAGTATGGCACCGGCTATGATATCCCCAACGACTGCCTTCGCCCCGTGGACATCATGCCGCTTGGCAGGGGGCAACGCTGGGAACAGGTAGGGGCCTCGATCTACACGCAGATACCTGAGCCTAAGCTCCGCTACACCAAGCGGGAGACGAATACGGGTCTGTACACTGTGGCCTTCGTCAATGCCCTGTCATTGCAGCTTGCCGTAGCCATCGCGCCGACTATCCGCCAGAATGACAAGTACGAAGCCCGACTCGAACAGCGGGCTACATCCGCCCTGATGCTGGCCCAGGAAGAGGATGCAGGACGGGGCGAAGAGCACAGGCACCCTGACAACGATCCGAACAACGACTCTTTTGTAAATCCCGACTTAGCTGACTCGATAAGGCAGGGCATCAATGGCTATACATCGACTTAAAAGGAACTTCACCGCTGGCGAACTATCCCCCCTCCTTCTTGCTCAAGTAGAAAATGACCGCTACCGTTTCGGTTGTCGGACCCTGCGGAATATGCACGTAAAACCGCAAGGCCCGGCAGCTAGACGGGAGGGCTTCTGCTTTCGTTTCGATCTTACCCCCCTGCTTGGTACCCCCGCTTCTACTCAGTATCCCCGCATAGTGCCCTTTGTTTTCTCGGAAACACAGGCGTATGCGATCATCTTCTATCGTCATAGCACCCTCACTGTGCGTTGTGTGTTTGCTACGGGAGACGGTCTACTCGAAGACCCACTCGATCCGGGAAACCCCTACGTGTATGAGTTTACTGGGGGATTCTCCCTTGAGCAGTTCACTTATAAGCAGTCTGCTGACATACTCTACATAGCCCAGTCGGGACGAGTACCTATCGAGTTCAAGCGTCTCGGAGCAGCAGAGTGGTCGGCAAACGAGTGCTCGTTCACCGACATGCCTTCCGACTGGAACGCGACGGACGGATACCCGGAGTTTGTTGACTTCTATGAGCAACGTATCGCTTATCTGTCCACCTTTGCTAGACCTCAGACGGTGTGGTTTTCAAAGTCTGGCGACTTCTACGACTTCGGCAAGAGTAGCCCGATTGTAGCGAGTGACGCGGTTACGCTGACCTTCGACTCAGGAACACAGAACCGGGTACAATGGACAAACTCAGCCAAGCAGCTCTTGATCGGCACCCTTGGTGATGAGTGGGCCATATCTGGCAGCGGATATGAGCCTCTGTCGTTTCAGTCCAACCGAGTAGCGCGGCATACCAATAATGGTGGAGAGCGTAAGCCCGCCCTGATGATCGGGCCGGTAACCCTGTTTGTTGAACGGCACGGCAGGAAGATCAACCAGTTCATATTTGACTTCAACTCAGATACCTATGATACGGTTGACTTGTCGGTACTGGCTCCCCACCTGACCGAGCAGCACTACATCACTGGCTGGGACTACCAGCAGACCCCGCACGGTATCGTCTGGTGTGTGCGTCGTGATGGTGCCCTGCTTGGCTTGACCTTCAAGCGGGAGCACAAGGTTACTGGTTGGCATCGTCATGACACGGACGGACAGTTCCTTGCCGTGGGTTGCATACCGGGGGACCGAGAGGATGACCTGTGGGCAGTAGTACAGCGGACGATTGATGGCGCAACGAAGTGGTATGTTGAGCAGAAGAAACCTGAGTTTAAGAGCACGTCACCGCTTGATGCCTACTTCCTCGACAGCCACATAGTTTTCGAGAGTGAGACGGCAGTTACCGAGCTTACCGGGCTTGAGCATCTTGAGGGTAAGACGGTTGGCATCTTGGCTGATGGCTGTGTCGTGACTAGTCAACTAGTCGTGGATGGTACAATCAATCTCGACGTTGCCGCTTCAAAGGTGGTCGTCGGATTGGAGTATGAGTCAGTTCTCGAACCTACCCTCTTGGATGTACCGCTGAACGATGGTACAATACTGGGTAGGGTGGTGAGCGTACCGCGCATGGACATTATGCTGAACAAGTCCATAGGGTTCGAGTACGGATACGTCACTGAGGAGGGCGAGGAGGTGTTCGAGGAGCTGCCCTTCCGTTACCCCAGCCATAACACAGGAGAGCAGATACCTTTGTTTACCGGACTGAAGCAGATCGGCTTCCCTGAAGGCTACACCGATGAGCTACGGGTATTGATTCGGCAGCGTTCGCCGCTGCCCTTGACGGTGGTTTGTATTATCGACAACGTGGAGGTGTACGGATAATGGCCTATCAGCTCATAGCAATGGCTGCTATAGCAGCGGCATCTGCCATATACGGTGGGGTGTCGGGGAGCAACGCAGCCAAGCGCAACGCCAACAACGCTATGGCAGCGTCTCTGTACAACTCCCGTATGAACTTGCAGACCGGCTTGCTCAATGCAAACGCCATAACCGCTGCGACGATGGCGAGTAACGCGGCTACCTGGGCAATAGCTCAGATCGGTGCTCATGACTCGATGGCGATCGCGGAGTATAACTCCGACCTTAAGATGCTGGTGGCGGACTACAACGCGCAGGTTATCGCACAGGAGGCGTACTACATATGGGACGCAGCCAATACCGACGTTACCTTGATCGAGCGCGATCTTGCCCGAACCAAAGGCGACATTCTTGTCGCTTATGGGGCTTCCGGTGCCCAGATCAACGAGACGGATTCTGTTGCCGATGCGATGATTGCAGCGGGTACAGAGGCAGAACTGAACAAGTTCATTGTTCGTCATGGTGCCGACATTCAGGCCGCTAAGATACGCAACGAGTCGGCGCGTTCCCGCTGGGATGGCTATGTCGCGGCTCAGCAGATCACTTATGAGGGCAGCATGGGGGCTCAAAGCCAACTCCTGCAAGCGGGTGTGAACATAGCGGGTAACACCGCACAGGGCCGGATCAACGCCTCAACGACCTTTGCCAATGCCCAGATTGGTGCGGCCAACGTGCTGTTTGGCGGCGTTACCGACTCAGCCAGCTACCGGGCACAGTCCTCCCAGGCCATGACCAACGGCATGTTCCAGGCAGGAGCACAAGGAGCACAGGCATATCTCTCCTACAAGATGCCAGCCAGCCAAGGTGCCCAAGGTACCCCGGCGACCAGCAGCAACGTCTATCCAACACGTTCAGGGACCGACTACGGTTCCCTCCTAGTCAACGACAAATAGGCAGAACATGGCAAGCCAACCACAGATAGAAGGCACGATACTAACCGAGGGTCTGGGTACCGGACGAGGCACCCGTTTTGCGTCTCCCGCTGCCAACCGCAGGCTTGAGACAGGGGGACAGGAGCGCGGTATCTCAGGTGGCAAAGGAGGGGTTGACCCCAGTGCCGCCCGGAGACTCAGCGCAGCCGGTGCCCAGGTACACGCCCAGCCCCTCGACACGTTGAAAGCCAAGCCTTTGATTACCAACGGATCAGGGGTCGATGCCCAGACTATCAACTCAGTGGGTCAGATTCTCAGTAATGCGGTTTTCAAATATGCGGAGAGGGTCAACGATGCTCAAGCAGATGAGGCAGTTCTACAGTTTAATGAGTTTGCACGGACCTCGTATTTTGGCGACCCTGAAAAAGGTGATTTTGGTTTTTCAGGTCTTAAAGGCCAAGCTGCAGTCGATGCGCGAAAGCAGTTCTTCTCGACGGTAGAAGACAAGATGACCAGCCTCATCTCGGGACTCGATCCAGAGGTGAAGCAGAAGGCGATGGCCCGCATATATAGCATCCGGGATACCACCCTGAACAGGGCTTCCGGGCATATCGCTCAGGAGCAGGCAGAGTATGAGCAGCAACTCCAGTATCGTAAAGCTGAAGACCTGACTAGGGAGCTAGTCTACGACACGACCCGTGTTACCGAACTGAAGGATGGCTTTGCTCATTTGTTTGGTACCGACTTTAAGGGTATGTCTGAGCATTGGGATCAAGCCGTGCTGGTAGGCAGCAATGCCCGGTATGACGATGCCAAGCAACGCGGTAAGAATGGTATGGAAGCACTCAAGAACTATCGTGAGGATGTAAAAGACACCATTTCACGAAAGGCCCTTGTCAACCTCGACGCGTATATTGAGGCGCAGGGAGAAGAGGAGGTTCGAGATCAGGAGCGCAAGGAGGTGGCAGCGCGTAAGGCATGGAGTGAGAGTGCTGACCGGAGCTATGCCAGAGGGCTGGGTAAGATATTCGAGAAACCAGGTGACTATACAACTATCAACGACATTCTTCGTTTAGTCCCAGAGGCAGCGGAGGATCACACCCTTCTGAATATGCTGATTAACCAGCGCGATGACGCCCTAAAAGACCCCCGAGAGAAGCAGAACAACATCCTCGACGCACGGGATGCGATGTATCAGCTTGGCCTTGATGGGGTGGTCATCCCGAACCGCTGGGAGTTTGACAGGCAGTTTGAGTCTTTTGGGCTAGGGCCAAAAGAGCTGGGTGCTTTGTACAACGAACATCTCAAACCGCTGGCTCAAGACGAAAAGACGCTGAAACAGAACTACCTGACAGCCGTCAAGAGTATCGACAAGGCCCTTAACACCAACAGTATCGCGGACTTTTTTGGGGGTTTCCAGACCAAGCCGGGGGAGGGTCCGCAGGCTCCAGGTTCTGATGTCGTCAACTACGCCCAAGCGATCAAGATGAAGCTACAGGCGGCAGCACAGGATCAAACTGTTGCTCCTGCCCAGCGCCATGCCAACATGGAAGAGATTCTCCGTCTTGAGATGGAGAAGATCAACGGTAAGCAAGAGGATGCAGGGCCAGAGGGTATGCTCGGCTTCCCGATGGATGCTTTCGAGACGCTGGGGGAAACCTACCGGGTTGAGCAGTACGCCGCTATGCTGCAGCAGAACGAGAACAAGATGTCTGGTAACTGGACGGATGAGCCGATTCCACAGTCCAAGCCAGAAGAGGGTTTGCCTCAACTGAATTGGGGTGAGGCGGACTACATTAAGACCAACATAGGCACTCAACTCGGTGACCGGGCACAGATATATGACGCGATCCAGCAGGTTTCTCCGGGGGCTACACAGGTCCGCTTCCTATACAACGGCGAGGTAAAGAACACCCCAGAGGGTATGGAGCGATACACAGGCTATGCTGTCCTGTATCCAGTGGCAAGAGAGAAAGATGGCAAGGTGTATGAACCCGGCTGGTACGCAGTGAACTTCAAGCTGAAGAAATAGAGGCAACTGATGGCGTTTGATTTTGAGGTAGTAGAATACCCGCAGGCTGCTCCCCCAGACCAGCAGGCTGCTCTGACTGATCCTACCGCTGATGACTTCGATGTGGAGCCGCCTAGCGGTTTGGATCAGTTCGAGATAAACGAGGTGCAGGGAGGCCCTGTCATGTCAACTAGCGACCTAGTTGAACAGCAGGGCTTTTCTACTCGTCCACAGGTTGGGCAGTCTCCTGACGAGAAGGTACGTGAGGAGCTGGAGAAGGCCAAGGTCAAGCGTTGGTACAGTAGCGAGACAGGTTTTGCTGGTACTGGCGGGGAGTCGATGATCGCACCCTCTGAGAACCAGCAGGTGCGGATTGACGAGGTGCTAGATACCCTGCCTGAACTGATGAAGGATCGCGCCTATCTGCAGAAGACCGCTTGGCAGATGTCGCTTACTGGCTCAGTCATGCGTGGCTCATTTGACGTTGAGCTGGATCAGGCCAGAGAGGACCGTCTCAGCATAACTGACAAGATCGGCAGGACAGCCCTTGCGCTCGGTCCTGACTTCTGGTTGCTGGGCCTTGGTGGCACCATACCGGCCATAGGGAACGCCGCAGGTAGGGCTGTACCGCTGTTACGGAGTGCCCCCCTATTCGCTAACGAGGCGAGTGCTGCCGTTCGCTCAGGGGCATCCTTTGGCTTTTTTGAGGGTATCCGGCGGATGTACTATGAGAAGTTTATGGCAGAGAAGGAGGGACGTAAGCCCGACTTCCTTAAGATGCTTGGTGGGAGCCTTTATGATACGGTTAAGGGTTATGCGATGGGTAATATGTTTGGTGCTGGTCATGAGGCCCGTGCCAAGATACTTGAGAACGCTAAAGACCCGATCATGGGATTCGTTAAAGCCTCCGGGTTTCTCGTCCCTGAAGCAACCGCGATAGCGACGGTACAATCCCAGCTTCACAACCCCCTTGTGCTCCCCGGCAAGGATGAGTTCGCCACCTCCCTTGGCCTCATCCTAGGTATGGAGCTGTTCGGTGGTGTGCGCCGTCTTGGTACGGACCTCGGCAACCTGTCTGCCAGCAACGCTATCGTTGGCTCTCTGAAGGAAGCCTACGTCCGCAATGCCCGACATCCTTACTCGGTAGCGGTTGACTCTTCTAAGGACATCACCGTCCTTGAGGACTTGCTCAACCAGGACACCACCCGCATACGCGCCTACGAGAAGGCGGGGGGTATCGAGCCTGAAGTACCGCCGTTACAGGCAAGCCTCGATGTACTCAAGCAGGACTTGAGGGCGGGTAGGTTCGTGCCTGACGTTGAGCCGGTCAAGCAGGCCACAGCAGGCGCAGCCCCTCCAGCAACTAGCACCCCTAGTCAGCCTCCCGCTATCCGTGTACTGGTGCAGCCGCCTGCTGGTGTGGATATGCCCATCCCACTGTTCCAAGGGGATCGTTTCGAGGTTATCGACCTGCCCAACGGTAAGAAGGTCATGGTCCCCATCGACAGCGCAAACTCGTTGGCCTTGTCTACTTCCGGGCTTATCGAGCTGCCGACCATGATATCCTGGGCTACCAAGCTGTTCGGCTTTGGCAAAGAGCAGAGCATCCGTGCTCGTGACACCAAGACAGATATGGACTTGCGATCCAACGAGGGTACGATTCTTGGCTACTTCTCATCTGCGAGTCGTGAACGCCAGCTTGAGATCAGAGCGCACGAGAAGGAGCTTGTACGTCTTCAGCGTGACCTGCGTAAAGAGGCTCGTCGTGGTCACAATACAGCTCAATGGTCTGAGCGTATAGCCGACATCACCAAGAAGGTTGACTCGCTGAAGACTGATGAGCTGAGGGCGGATGAAGGTAAAATCGTTATGAACCGCATTCTCTCTGCTGGTCCGGTCGAGCGTCAGCTCCTGACTATGACCCACGAGATAGGTCACCTCCTGTCGTACTTCAGCCGTAATTGGGAGCAGTGGAAGACAACAGGGCTGGCGGACAACTTCCTGACAACACTTGTGTCGTTCCCTAAGATGTTCCAGGAAATCCTCGATCACGCCCAGAAGAACGGCCTGAACATGCAGGACATCTGGGACGAGGGCGCGTTCGTCTCCCGCCTGTGGCGACCCGCCGCTAAAGACCTGTTCATGATCAGTGACTACCGTACCAGCGGGGCCGAGATGATCGCGGATGTTGTCAGCGTTTATATTCAGAAGCCTGAGCTGATCCACGAGTATGCCCCCAGCCTGATGAGCGCGATGGAGGTTTTCTGGCAGTCGCGTCCCGAGATGAAGCAGAGGTTTGCCGAGTTGACCGAGTACGTCACCAAGGAGAAAGACCCCGAACTAGTTACTAGTTTGCTCAAGGAAGGGTTTCAGACTGCTGAAGATGTCAAGCTACAGGCAGAGCAGGCCGGTGCGGCTCCCCGTGAGCACACTATCAGCGGTGCTGAGGACAAGATTCTCAGTCTGTTCCTCGACAAGATGCAACCAGTTCTGAAGCACTTCAAGCGCAACGACCGGATTCGCAATGTCCTTGAGCGTATGCAGCACGGTTCAGCGGTTCAGCGGTGGTACACCGAGAACATGAAGAAACGCTTTGCTGAACCCCTGCGGCTTGCTGGCCTGAAGGAAGACGATATTGGCTTAATTCTGTTCTTCAACAGGGTATCGACTGATGAAGGCAGGGCCGACCTGTTCAACGCTCTTGGTATTGACTCAGTGTATGCCCGGAAGCAGCTCAGTGCCCGTCTTGATCTAGTGCAACAGCAGACCGCTGGTAAGCTGCAGAACCTTGACATGGATTCTTTGCTGCGTGAGTTTCATGAGGTCCGCAAAGACACCGTGCTCAAGCTGATGAAGGAAAGCCAACTGTATGATGATGCGACGATGCAGTGGTTTTTCGACAACTCAGGGTATGTCCGCTTTGACGATCTGCGCCACTATGTTGAAGCGGTGAACGCAGGCGCACATGGTGGTAGTGGCATGGGTGGTAGAGTTCTTACTCCTGCTGAAGTAGCCAAGGCGAGGCCCTCTGTCGGTAGCCTTGGCAGGGTGCGTAACCCGATGGCCGCGACTATTGAACAAGATATGTATATCGTTTCCAGCGTCCTAAAGACGCAAGCCCTGAAGACTGTCGTCAACGAGCTTCGTGCTACGGGTGTAGCTCCTGCATTCACGCCGATGGAGATTGAGCGGATCAGTCGGTTTCAGCCGGAACTGCTGCGGGGCTACCTGCGTAACGAGTTACGTCAGGTGCAGTTTCCCGAACGTATCTGGAACGAGAAGCTGGGGCGTAACATCGTTGAGCTGCGTGAGTACCTTGTACCCGAGGCGATCTATGACGCGTTCTACGGCAAGCCTGACGCTATCACGACATTCTTCAGCGAGATAGCAACGCAGTCGTTTGGCGAGCTGGCGAGCAGCACTGTCAAGGCTAAGGGTGCGGCTGACACGACTAGGAAGCTAGTCAGGACTGGAGTTAAAGGCGTCATGAAGACCAACGCTGCCTTCCGGTCGTTTGCAGTTGTCTTCAACGCGGGGTTTCAGGTTGCCAACTTGCTGTTCTATGATCCCGCCCGTACCTTCGCCAACGCTCCAAAGACGAAACTCAGGATAGAGCCGACTGACTCAGCCTTGATGCGTAATGCCAAACAGGTCTACAACGCATCACCGTTTGCTGGTCACGAGAAGCTGGCATGGTACATGGTGACTGAGGGCGTAGACCGAATGATGGGATCGCTCAAAGGCGAGCTGTCTCCGCGCTCGATGAAGATTCTTGAGCGGGGGTTGATGTCTGAGGGCACCCGGTTCACCGAAGACCCCACAGATACAACGGTAACTGAGCGGCTTCTCAGCAAGTACGGACCACAGAGCTATGCAGTCAAGGTCAACGACCGGGCCTATGGGTTGCTCGACAAGACTGGACAGCGTATCAGGGGCTTGTTCGACACTTTCTACAACGTGGCTGAGGGTATCAGTAAGCAGGCTGGGCTACGCTACATGGAGGAGGCCAAGGCGCGTGGCGAGTTGAATCTTAACCAAGACGCTATCGAGCATATTGTCCGCACTCAGCTCGGTGCCCCCGCCTATGGGCGCAAGGGTTCGTGGTCTACGGCGATGAATACTATCTCCCCGTTCATCGGCGCGATCAAGGAAGGTATTCGCGGTGACGCTGAAGCGTTCGCTCGTAACAAGCCTGAGTGGATGCTCCGGGCTACAATGCTCGCTGTCGTTCCGGGCGTGGTCCAGGGGCTGATGCAGAGTGGCGTGTTTGACGACGAGGAGGATCAGGTAGAAGGTATGGCCTCTGTGCTCGGTAAGCAGTCTACCCGTTCGCTCGAAGCCAACTTCCATATTCCCCAGAGTGTCGATGAGGAGGGCAAGGGGGTATCTCTTCGTATCCCCGCCCCTCAGAGTCCTGTCTACCGGATCATGTATGCTGTGTCTCAGCGCATGACCAGAGCTATCGTTGACGCGTATCGTGCCGATCCAAACGATCCTGAACTACGTGATGCCTATGAACACCTGAATGATCTGGCGGGGTCTATCTTGTTCGGGACTGAGGGGTTCAAGCCCAACCTGTCACCAGCTTTGACGATGCCCAGAGAGGTAGGTGATATACTGCTGAGGGGCAACGTCTACGACGACTACTTCAAAGATATGAAGTATGGTGACAACGAACTAAACACCGTCAAGGAGCGGATCACTGCTGCTATTGACACTGCCGCAAAGGACATGGCAGTGTGGAAAAGCCTTCGTGAGCCGATGACTTGGGCTGAAGACTTGAGACATCTGTTTGCACCAGAGGCTGGGGCTACCGAAAGTTCGTTGTCTCGTGCAGCTCAACTAGGTACTAGTTTCCCGTTTGGCTCCGAGATGTATAACCGCTTCATCAGTCACAGCGATGCGGGTGTCCGAGAGCAGGGTCACCGGATCGAGGAACGCAACCGTTCTGCTCGTGCTGTCGATGTAGGTATCGTCGATGAAGAAGCCGAGCGTTTATTCGGCTTGAACGAGAAAGGGGAGCTGAACCGCGAGGAGATAGGCAAGACAGTCAACAAGGTACAAGACCTGAATGTTACCTCAGCAGTCATCAAAGGTCGGTTAAAGAAGACAGGAATAAAGCACATTGAAAACCCATACTTGCGAAACTTCCTTGACAGCGGTACAATGGGAGCTAAAGAAGCGTGGTATAATGCAGCACAGGCGGACGCAAAGAATCCTGACAACAAGAACGCGGCTGTCGGGGTATTTCTTATTGAGGCAGAAATGAGGAGACGAAATGGCCGTAGACGCAACTAGCCCTTTGAAAATCTATCTGTTCAGTGGAGCGGGTACCTATGGGGTTACTTTCAAGGTACTTGAGGCAAGTCATATTCAGGCCCAGCTTATCCGTCCTGATGGTACCATCGTCGGGTTGGTGAATGGTACTGACTACTCGGTTACCATCCTGCCTGCTGGTGCTGGTGCGAATATTGTTGTTACAACTGAGGCATACGCCTCCGGTGGCACTATTGAGATACGTCGGGTTATACCCGTAACCCAAGCAACCTCGTGGGCGAACGGAGGATCGCTAGACATGCCCCTGCTTACTGCTGTGTTCGACAAACTGACCATGATCCTGCAGCAGATGCAGGTGTACATGGAGGGGGAGGCGGCTGAATCCTTCTGGCGTGGTGACTGGGCTACCGGAACTAGCTACCTAGTCAAAGACATTGTTGTCCTCCCGTCCACTGGTGATTGGTATCGCTGCCTGACCGCGCACACATCAGGTACCTGGGCTACCGACCTCGCTGCGGGTAAGTGGGTACTCTACCTGGCTATCGGGGAAGCCACCTCAGCGGCAGCTACAGCTACGGGTGCTGCGGATACCGCTGTCGGTGCTGCGGCTGCTGCGGCTGAAGACGCGGCTGAAGCAGCAGCAAGCGCGGCTACTGCTGTGAACGCTCCAGGTACCAACGCCACCAGTAACTCAAGCATAACCCCGGCAACCGGGGAGAAGACTCTCACGCTTGCACAGACAGGCAAGGCTTTCGTTGTTGGTATGCATGTTGTAGCGGCTCAGACCTCTAACCCCGCATCCAATTTCATGCATGGCATCATAACGGCGTTCACCCCATCTACCGGGGCAATGACCGTGGATGTTGATTTCGTGTCCTCGGCGGCAGAGGCTGCAAACGATTGGAGCGTTATGCTCAGTGCGCCTCTACCCGCTGTCGTCCCTGTTGGCTACGGACAGTCCTGGGTATGGCCAGATGTTGGCGCTCGTACCGTGACAGGCACCTATCAGAACGACACCGGCCAAGCTATCCAGATAGCCATAGCCGTTGTAGCCCCGGAGTCCGCTGGGTACGCAACCGTGTACATAGGCCCGAGTGCAACCGCTACCGAAAATGTAGCCGTGGTATATAATTACCTGGTAACTCCGCCGGAGTCTGGGCTTTTTGTGCTTATCGTGCCCGACGGGCACTATTACGCGGTACGGGTAACCGGCGGGGTGACCTTGAACACCTTTTCTGAACTGCGAAGAGTAGCTTAACAATTATCTTCCTACTGGAGAAAATTCATGGCAATTACATCAATTGGTACTGGCGGCGGTAACATGGGTGCAGGTGACAAAGAGGCGATTAACGCCAACTTTGCAGATCGCAGCGGCTTGACAATGACCCCCGGAGCAGGGTTCGCAGGTACTGGCACGATCCATAAGGTGTCGGTCATCAAGATGGGCGACGTTATCAAGACCACGATGCTCCTCGACTTGACCGGTGCAAAGTCTTCCACCACCGATCTTGACATCATCGGCAACACCGGGGTGTCCCATATCGGACAGGTCACCGCAGCCAAGAACGGCACGGTCCTCGGTGGCAAGATGACCTGTCTTGAGGTTCCTACAGGGGGTATCCCGGATA